CTCCGACGGAATAAAGGTCGCCTGCGGAATGTAGATAATAAGATTTTGCCACGTGTACGGAGACAAATTGCCGATGCCATTAGGAACAATCCGATTATGAGTGTTGTACCTAACTCGAATGATGATGAAGATATTCGAGCTGCGAAGATTGGGGATAAGGTTTTGCGTCACTGGTGGCAGAATAATCGGATGAAGGAGAAATGGCGACGGCTAAATGGCTGGGTGCATATCTGTGGAAACGGTTTCTTCGATGATCGGTGGGACCCTAAGATGGGACCGGTTAAGTTTAATGAAGAGACCTCGAAGTATGAGTATCAAGGGGATGTGGATACTGGAGTTTGGTCGCCCTTTGAAATCTGTGTTCCCTATGGCGCACTCGGCGATGTTGATCTTCAAGACTTTCCTTGGGTAATCAAGGTTAAGTGGCGAAGCTTGGACTGGTTTGAACGTAACTTCAAACGGGGGACGGAGGTTGAGCCGGAGGATCTTCCAACTCATATGTTTGATATCTCCCATGTGTTTGGTTTGTCTGCGTCGAGTGCTCCTACTAAGGCGGAAGGGGCGCGATCGGTTGAGATGCATATGCGGCCGACTTCGGAATTTCCCAAGGGATTGCATCTAATCGGAGCAAATGGGATCATAGATGTGAAGGAGGATTATCCTTTTAATGACTTCTCGCTCGAACATTTCAAAGACATCGAAGTACCTGGGGTCTTCTGGGGTATGGCAACGATGGAAGGTGCGGTGCCACTTCAGAAGGCGTGGAACAGAAATGTCTCCGGAATTGACGAGTTTAATCGACTTCTCGGAAAAGGTAAGATGTTGGCTCCAAGAGGGTCAAATATGGAGGCAGCGCCAGATGACACTCATGGACAGGTACTTTACTACTCTCCGCAGATGGGTTTGAAGCCGGAGATAATGACGCTGAAGTCGTTGCCGCAGACGTATGTGTTACAACTGGAGACGCTGCAACGTAGTTTTCAGGAGCTTTTCTCTCAACACGAAGTCACTATGGGGACGAATAAGAGTGATATTCGTTCTGGGGAGATGGTGGAGCTTTTGCTCGAACAGAATGCGATAGGGAATATTCCCGCACAATCTTTGAAGGAAGATGCCTTGGAGAGGCATGCTTCACGTTGTCTTAAGAGGATTAAACATGGATACTCAGATGACCGCGTTCTTAAGATCCGAGGACAAGAGGGGGAATTCGAACTCTTTGACTTCCGAGGAGCTGACCTGCGAGACAATACAGATGTCAGTGTTAAACGAGAATCTTCCTTGCCTGACTCTAGAGTGGCAAGAGCCTTGGTTGTCGAACGGCGCTTCAAAGAGGGATTCTACGGAGATCCAGCTGATCCTGAAGTGAGAAGACAAGTCCAGAACACGCTCGATGATGCCATTGTTGAGAATATCTATGACGACACCAAGGCGGATGAAGACAATGCTCGGATTGAGAATCTCACTATGATGAGGGGCGGGATTGATAAGTTGATGATTAATGCCTATGATAATCATGGGCTTCATATTAAGGAGCATAACTTGTTTAGGAAGTCGAGAGACTTTCAGAAGATTAAACTTGAGAATCCGCAGATGTTTATGGAACTGGAGATGTTGTTTGAGGGTCATGTGTCGCAGCATCAAAGTTTCTTGAATGAACAGATCAAAGCAATGAGGGAGGCAGCTAATGACAGAGGGAAAGGATAAGGAATTAACTCGAGAGGAAAAGGACAAGTTGCAACTGGACCTTCTTGAGAAAAATTGGCTGGAGTTTGTAGGACACTTTCGAGCGGCGAGGGAAGCTTGGGGGTCTTATCGAAATAAGGTTCAGGTACTCAATCTTGCTGGAATTCGTATGGATTACGCTGATCCTGAGTTTCAGAAGATGCTTGTCCAACCTTGGGCGAAGTCGCCGTTTGAGAAGGGGATTCCTGTGATGATACAGGCGTATCGGAGACAAGGTGGGATAGACTATCTCTATTTTAAAGAAGAAGAAAAGGAGGCTAAGGATAATGCCAATTCAAGTAAATGAGGAAGGACAGGTTGTAATCGGAGAGGGAGAGGATGCGAAGACCCTATCCGAGGAACAAATAACAAGCCTTATGGAGCAAGGCTCGAAGGTTGAGGAGCTTTCTGCGATAGCTGAAAAGGTGAAACAAGCGACAGGAAAGTATGACGTCGATCTTGACACGTATCTTCAGCAGGCAGAAGGTAGCTTCTCGACGATTGGGCGTTTGCTCGAGGAAGGTGTGATTGATGAGAAGGGGGAGATCAAACTCAAGAAGGAATCTGCGGAGCCGGAACCGAAACCTGATCCTAAAGGTTCGTTGAAGACGTTTGACACCAAGGGTCTTGTCGGAGAGGAGAGAATTGCTGCGATCGTGGCGAAGACGGTGCAGGAGCATATCAAACCTTTGACAGAGGGTCTTGATCAAGTCAAGCAAGATATAACGAACGATAGGAGGAGGGAAATCGAGGGGCTTCTCAGGAGGAAGCACGAAGGCCTTGATGAGTATGATGTCCAGAGGATTATGGGAACCGCTATGAATGACCAGAGCAAGAGCGTTTGGGAACACGCAGATACTTATGCGAAGGATAAGAGTGGCCGTGAAGCTAAGATGAAAGCTAAGTGGATGGAAGAGATGGGGATTGATCCGGAGGATTGGGAGGAGCGGAACAAGATGAAGGGCATGTCTCCTGCTGAAGGAATGGCTGCTGTCGCTTCCGGGAAGAAGATTAGCTTTGACTCACGCAGGCGTCACGGGAAAGACGCGGTTACACCGAGAACCGCGATGGCTGAGTTTTTTAGGAGGCAACGAGAAGGATAACAGGAGATGGCTTACGCTAATCTAACAACTTGGGATGAAGTCCTGAAGACCTTCTATCTCCCTGCTATACAAGAGCAGCTTAACCACGATACGCCTTTGGCGGATATTATCGAGGTTAATGAGGAGGATGTCTCAGGGAAGGACGCGACTATCGAGATGCATTATGGAAGAAATACCGGTATCGGTGCAAGGGCCGATGGTGGTGCGCTTCCTACTGCTACTTATCAAAAATTTAAAACGGCTACGGTTCCTTGTAAGTATAACTATGGCCGCGTGAGCTTCACTGGCCCGACTATTGCGGCTACACGAGATGAACGTGGCGCGTATGCTCGGGTTGTGGATAAGGAAATCACTGGAGTTGTCACGGATTTGCAGAAGGAGATCAACCGGCAGCTCTGGGGATGTGGCTATGGCGTGTTGGCGAGGTGGTATGCGACTGGAAGTAATACTACGTATCAACTGCAGAGGCTTTATCGCTCGGCAAGTTATGCGGTTGCTTCTGGCGGTGGTAATGCCTTTGGCTCGGCTTTCGGTGTGAAGTATCTGAAGGAACTCAACAACGCAGTTCCTGTTATATTGTCTTCGATGTCTTCAGCTTCCTCGGCAAGTTTTACTGTCGATACCACAAATATCGCAGTTTCTGGCTACACCGAGGGAACTGGAAGCACGGTCTACGATACCATTACCTGTACCAATCCGACTGTAACCGAGGCTGACGGTACATTCTATGTTCGTCCTAGGTCAATGGGTGTTTATAGTTCTGCGACCGCAACTGGTGTGCCAGGTGCTTCTGGTGTACATCGTCTTGAGATGATGGGCCTCCGGGGAATTGTCGAAACTGGTCGTATAGATGAGGTTGCGATCAAGGATGAGACGTACTCTGGAGTTGGTCTTGCCAATGCAGACTGGTTGCAGGGGCTTAACACCGGAACCTATCCTTGGTTCAAGGCGAATGTGGACGCTCACCCCTCCGGTCGGTATGCAGGAACTCGGGCGATCTCGGACAAGCTTCTTCAGAAGATGTTCGACAAGTGCGAGCTTAACGCAGGAAAAGGCATCGGTCCTAATGTGATCTTCACGACACAGGAAATCCGACGTGAGATTATTGAGTTGTGGACCGCTGATCGACGGTTTGTCAATACTATGGATTTCGACGGAGGTTGGAAAGGACTCGAGTTCAATGGGATTCCCATCCTCGTCGATACGGTAGATGCGATTGCTGGGGAGATTTACTTTCTTACCACCTCGGACATTCAATGCTACCGGATGAGTGATTATGACTGGATGAGTAAGGACGGAGCTATTCTGTCTCGAATCTCCGGTTACGACGCATACGAAGCGATTCTTTTCCGGTATGCTGAGCTTGGGTGTAAGCGGAGGAATACCCAAGGCGTTCTTGCGGATATTGCCTTCGATGAAGATTAATCTTTAGCTAGTATCCCGGGGTTTCGGGAGATTTTGTTCAAAAATTGAACGAAACCTCGGGGGTTAACTATGAGGACGATGCGATGATTAAGATGAGAAATTTGCATTCTGAAGTCAAGAATCTCGTTTATGGAATGATGCTTGGGGATGTGGTCTTTGTGAATGGGGATCTTGGGGATGATACTGCAACGGGGGAAAGCTACGAGTATGCAAAGAAAAGTCTGGCTGGAGCGGTGCAGAATGTGGTAAGTGGGCATCATGACTACATTCTCTGTGTCGGAGCGGAGACTGGAGCTGCAGCCGTTGCGATTACCCAGGCGGATCTTCATATTATCGGGGTTGGCAACGGAGGGATGATGAACGCGTGGAACAGGGGATATCAGTATACCTGTCCTGCGGCAGATGCCCTTCAGCCGAGTACGGCAGCGGATGGATTGGAGCTTGCTGGGATTAAGTTTTTCACAGCGGCTGGGCAACTTGTTGTCGATGATGCAGGCGCAGATGGGATGTTCTTTCATCATAATACGTTTACAACTGCGGCGGATACAACGACAGATAACACAGACGTTACCCTTGATATTGAGGGTAAGTATTTCGTTTGTGCCGACTCGATCTTCCTTCGTCAGAAGCTTGCGATTGATACTGCAGGGACTGGAGCGATTATCGAAAGGTGTCTTTTTGAAGCGGATGATGCGGGATCGAAGGCGGTTAATGCTGCTGGGTTGCAGACCATTGTAAGGGATTGTATCTTCAATCTTTCGAGCTCAAGTGCTGCAGTTGCAATTACCTATGCTGCGGCTTCGGATGCAGGAGCGATTATTAACTGTAGGTTTGATGCTACAATCAATGACGCAATCTCGAATGCTGGAGCAAACGTGCTGATCATTGATTGTTATAGTGATACGATTACCTCGAACACAACTTCAGTAACTTACACAGCGATTAACGACTAACCTATGCCTTTCTTTGATTTCGAGTGTGTTGTTTGCAAGCGGACTTGGGAGGATATTGTTCCTGCGAATGGAGGAGTGTCCTCTTGTCCACACTGCGGTCGGAACGGTGTGAGGTTACCTCCATTGGTCTCGATCGTAGTTGCAGGCAATATGGGACCAAAACTGAAGAATCGAGTTAACCTTGACACGGAGCTTAAGAGACAGGGGTTTTCTGCCCCGCTCTTTAAAAGCGAGGAGGCAAAGGACAAGGCTCGGTTCGTAATGAGGAAGGAGATGGTCCCTTGGCGCTAACCTTAGATGAGGGGGGAGTCAGCCTGCGGTCCTGGGTATCCTGCCTCCTCTCGGGATTCTTTTTGGCTCCCCTCTTTTTACAGAAGGAGGCAGTATGTTGTACGAAGACTTGAGGCAAGTTGACATCCTCGGGCCGTTAGAAGATCAGTTGAATAGTGGCCAGATGCGACTTGAGATGAATGAGGACGGGAATGTCTGCATCCGGTTGAAACACTTTGTCGATTATAAGACACCTTGGGTTTACTCGGTAACTGGGAAGGATAGGTTTTGTGTTAAGTGGTTGCAGTTTTACCACAGGTATTATAACTTCGTCCCGAAGGCATGTCATGGTTGTTTCAAGACAATGTGCCGACCGAGGAATCTTAAGGAAACGATGCAACTGGCAAAGGTACAGAAGGAGCTTGGAATTCACTCGAAAATCGGGATGGAGCAACGACCTTATGCCTCAGGTCTCTGGGGAGCGTTTTGGTATGGACCTATTCTTGAAGGTTTGGAAGGTGGAAGGAAAACCTACGAAACGGTTTCCGAAGCCGTAGGGAAAATCTCTGATGTAAAGCTATGGCTGAAGCGCGGATGTACCGAGATGGAATATCAGGCTGGGCCTTCTGATCGGTGGCAGTATCTTCCTGAGCATGAAGTTTTAGAGGAGATGCTTGATAAGCTGTTTGTTAGTCGTCCACTTGGCGCGGATTTCGGGCCTCCGACACTTCAAGTTAATGTCATGCGCAGGTGGGTTGAATGGGCTCATCGGCATGGTGATTCTACGGTTTGGGAGTATGCGAATCGGAAGTCGTTCCTTCCCGACTATGTGAAGTATAATGGGAGTGATCACGTAGCTGAGGATTTCAAACCCTTGATTAAGGAACCGCCGAGTATGATGACTTTGGAGGAGTTTTTCAAAGGGGGAGGCGATGGGTGAGTTTGATCATTTGCCTAAGTTTAATGACTATCGCAGGACCGAAGACGGAGTGATGGTCGCGGACCTCGGGTTTAAGAAACAACTCTGGGCTCTCGATCCGGAGCTCGACGTGGTTTGGGACTGGGGGAGTCAGAAATGGGAGATCTGGCGGTTTCCTGGGCAGAGGAATAAGCCGAAGAAAAAGATTGATCATAAGGCTTATCATATCATGACTGTTCAAACTAAAGGTAGGTCTTTCCGTGAACTCGGTGCGGATATTATTCTGAGACTACAGCAGGGGGATACACACCGTTTCTCGGTTGAAGATATCGTGAGATATTTCGACCAAATGGACGAGAACATACAGAGGGAGAAGCGAAGACAGATGAGGGATCGAATTGGGTCTCGATCACAGGAGGTTGCTTGGTACCTTCACGGAAATCCCTACCGAGCTCAGATTCCAAAGCGGTTTATGGAGGGGACAAAGTTTCTTTTCGAGGGACCTTCTAATACGAAGAAGATTGCGAGGTTATTGACAAATGCCTGATAAGAGAACAGAGAAGTTGGAACCTTTTCGACTCTCAAAGAGTCAAAAGGAGTTTCAGAAGCAGCATAAGACGGCGAAGCGTGTTCTGCAATTGCTTCAGGCTAAGGGATTTGATGAGCTTCGGAAGCTGCAGAATACGAATCAGCTTATGCAGGCTTGGAAGATAACCTATGATCAAATGATGGAGGGAGCTCCAACCTCTGGAGTGTCCGAGATTCCAGGAATGAGGTTTCCAAGTGCAGGTGATGAAATTACTGATGAGCAAGCTACTATTAGGTATTGAGCTTGTCTTCATTGTTATCTTATGGGAGGCGATCGAATGCGTGCTCTATTGTTGGCTATATCCTTATTAATTGCTACTCCGAATGTAGTTTTATCCAAAGAGGTTGAATTACGATGGGATAGATCTCCTGAGATTATAGTAAAGGAGTATTGGGTCTATCAAGGAGTACTTCTAAAAGAGGAAAATATAAGTGGACCCTTACAGAGAGTAAAGGTTGTTCCTCAAACTTCTGAAGGCGAAGATCCAACGGTGACCTTGATTGTGCCTGAGGGCAAGGAATACATTTGGAGCGTTGTTTCTGTAGCCAGGGATGCTGATTCTGGAGTGACTACTGTATCTGGACCCAGTAATTTTGCTCTTGAGACGAATACTATTTATAAGGCTTATCCTACTCCTGAAGGTACAAGGAATCTTATAATCATTAACATCAACTAATTTCGTTCAATTTTTGAACAAAATGAGGACGGAATGGCAAACGCCTACGAACATATTGAGACGATTCGGGATTACATTGGAGAGGGGACTGCGAAGCACTGGACCGATCGGGAGCTTCTTCGTCGATTGAATACAGTACAGCGGAGGTTAGCTGTTGCTGTGGCAAAGGCTCCGGGGGATTGGTTGGTTAAGAGTAAATCGGTAACGCCTTCGTCGTCGGAGATTACCTTGCCAAGTGATTGCTCGAAGCCGGTTTATCTTGAGGAGACGGCTACAGGCAATGTGATTAGTTTTAGTACTCGGGTGATGGATAGGAGGGTCTCTCGATTAACTGGAACTTCGCTTTGGTCGGGAACTTTGGAGGCCTACTTTGTTAAGGGTAAGATTGTTGTGAACCAGGATAGTTATGGTGAAGCTTGTACGTTGTGGTATCAGGAAAGGGTACCTGATCTTCATGTGGGAACGGCCTCTGCGGGAGCAGCAACCTCGATTACACTTTCTGCTCATGACGGAGCTGGAGTGTCCTCGGGAGGCTTTGGGGCAAAGGTAGTCGCGGATTACTACAACGGAGCTGGAATTGAGGTTGTAAGTGGAACTGGAGCCGGAACGGTTGATACGATTACTGATTACACGACGGCTAGGGTTGCAACAGTCTCCGGAACGTATGATTCAGACTCGGTTTATGGAACGATCTCGAAGTTGCCTGAGGAATGTCACAATCTGATGGAGGTGGAGGCAGCATTGATGGCGATGTCTAAACCGAGTTCGGTTCTTGATCCACAGATTTTCCAGTTTATTCGTGACCGCTGGAGGGAATATAGGAACGAGTTTCAGGAGTGGATCACGACTCAACATGCGGATTCACATAGGGTTAGGATAACGGAGTTTGAGTGATGCCCCTGCAAATGTTCAAGGAACAATTCGACGGGAAGTATGACGGGGTAACTCCAGCGGTACTTCTCCCTCAAGGTTGGATCTCCGATGGGAAGAATATGAGGAAGGTTAGCCTTCGTGGGGGATGGAAGCCGAGGAAAGGGTGTACTTTATTTAACACAACGGCTTTGGAGAGTGGAGCAGATGTGCTTTCGCTTCATTGTTACAAACATCCGAGGAACGCGGATTATCACTTTCTCGCACAGGTTAATTCGAAGCTTGTGGATTCACCGCAGGATCCACCGACAGCTGCAGCTGGAACAGCTTGGACTACGATTGAATCCTCGAATGTTCACGCTACGACTGCAGGGTTTTCTGATGTAGTTAACGAAGAATTTTTCTACGCGGATGGTGCGTCGAGACCATTGATGTGGGGAGGAGATACCCCTTTCTGCACCGGGTTTATTGTCTACGATGGGAGTGCAGATGTTTATAATGATTACACTCGGTATGTGAGAGATGAGAATGATAGTACCGAAGCGATTGTTTTAGGCACGGCTTCGGATAATTTCTATGTTTGTGCTCCGTGTCGAGCGGAGGGCTTGATTCTCGATTTTGGAACCACAGTTAATACTGCAGCTTCGACACTTCAGATTCAGGCTTGGCGGACTTCCTCAGGCGCGGGTACTTGGGTCTCGGTCTCGTCGATGGCAGATGGGACAGCTTCTTCAGGTGCGACGCTTTCGGTAGATGGAACAATTACCTGGACTCGGAGTACGGATGATTTGCTTCGTGTTGTCTCTGGGATTACAGGGTATTGGTATAAGTTTGGATGGAGCAACGCTTTAACTGGAAGTGTAGATGTAATCTCTGCTCAAGTTCAATACGATATGGCTCCACTGGATAATAAGTGGGATGGTAATCCGGAGTGGGTAACTGGTTGTAAGCTTTACGATAACTCGGCGGAGCAGTATAAGGAATATCTTGGGAAGGTAAGCAATGAATCGACCTCGGCTTATGCTGATCTTGGCTCGGTTACGGAGACAGATGTTCTTTATTTTAAGACTGTGGAACCTGCAACTGGAATCGGAGTAGGAGTTGTTCCAGACTATGAAAATACCAATGCGCAGACAATCTCCGCGCTCAAATATTGGGATGGAGATTCTTGGGAGAGCGTTACCGGACTGGATGATGAGACGGAGGAGAATTCTAAAACCTTAGCTAAGACAGGTTGGATCTGGTGGGATGCATCTCAAATTACGCCTTATCGAAGGGAACTTGAGGGTGATCCACTTGCAGGATATTGGTATCAGATTATCTTTACAGGTGATCTTTCCTCGGATGTTCGAGCTTATCTTATGACCTACGCTCCGTTTCCAGAGGAGCTTCCTAAATACGACGGGTGTATTGAGTTTAAGGGTAGGTTGTTTCTGTGGGGAGATCCAGAGTATCCGAATCGACTTCGGTATTCGGTTCAAGGAAGGCCGGATTGCTTCTCGGGTACGGATTCAGGTTGGACTGATCCCTTTGGGAATATGTCTAAGATAACCTGTGCGCGGAGATTTTATAACGAGCTTATCGTTTGGAAGGAGGATTCGGTATGGCTTCTCGAAGGGAACACACCGAGCAACTTTGGGAGGTTGAAGATAGCGGATACCGTGGGTCTGGCGTCACCACACACAGCCCACGTCGTGGAAACTGGATACCCTGCGATGCACAGGGACGAAACCTTGAGCATAGCGATCTGGCAGGATGTGGATGGAGTATATGTTCTAGATGGGAGGAAGCCGAAGAAGGTAAGTCTTCCGATTGACCATTACTTTAATCCGGAGTATTCCTCGACGGTGATTGCGGCGACAAGTATTAAAAGTCTCTCTGCATACGTTGATAAGATCAATAATGAGTATCATCTTCTCTTACCTAGTGCCGAGCTTGTGTATAATGTAGTCTCCGATGAATGGTATCCGCCTTGGGAGAGGGAGCAGGATTTGTTGTGTGGGATCTCGTTTAAGGGTGCAGATAATCGAGACTACACCTATGGAGGCGACACGGATGGCTTTATTCACCGACTCGAAAATGACACAACGGATAAGACGACGAGCAATACAGATACCACAATCACTCATAATATCAAAACGAGGGCAATCTCTGCAAATCCGGAGCAATCTACGACACTTCTCTTCACCTTTCGCAGGATCCAATGTGAATTCAAGGCGAGGTCAAGCGGAAGTGTGACGACAACGGTTTTCTCTGATGTAGATCAAACTGGAGCTGCGAGTGCAACTCCCTCGGCTATGTCACTTGTCAACTCGGGGAAGGATTTAGCTGTTCCTTATCTTGATGAAAGTGTGGAGGGGGCGTTGACGATTCAAGCGAAGTTCGAGGTCGCGACTGCAGATGTGGAGATGGAGATTTACTCGTGGCTGTATGAGCTTGGATTGCGTGGATCAAAGGCGGTTGTTTAATGGCTCTTGATTGTACAACTTGGAGTGCGGATAAATGCAGTGGTGGTACCGCTACGGCGAGCACTGTTTACAGTGCAGCGTATAATGCGGATAAAGCCTTCGACGATGATGATAGTACAAGGTGGGCTACGAACAACAAGACAACGAATTCTTGGATTCAGTATCAGTTTTCTTCTGCTGCTTATGTTATAGGTGGAGTTGATATTCTTGCTCATGTTACAGGAGGAGGGTCAAATTCAATCAAGGATTTTCATATTCAAGGATCAAATAACGGAGCAGACTATGATACACTTTATTCGGATCAGTATCCAGAGCTAACAACTGATACTCAATTTTATAAGTTTAACAATGACACAGCTTACTCTTATATCCGCATCTACATCGACAATTGCTGGTCAGGTATTATTGGAGCTAAGGAGCTTGAGTTCTTTGAATGTGACTACCGAACGAAGATATCTGGAACGAAAGATCGGTCGCTGTCTCCAGTTGCAACTCCAGGATTAAAGGTTGACGCGAGGAAGCCTTATGTCTATATTAATAGACACGTTTCGGAGATGTTCCGTTATCCTGATCGGTATATTAAGCAGATTATTGATAAGGAGAGTGAATTTGAAAAGCCATACCTCGATTGGCCTTATCAAGCGATGCATCTCAAACTTCCGACTCCAGATTGGCCTGATATTCGAGTGCCTGGAATTCGTAGGCGAAGGTTGACTCCTCCAGAAAGTGTAGAAGCTGGGGAGGATATCGGGTGCGATTACTGTATTATTGTGTGTTACGCTCGTCCGGATTGCGATGAGCCTATTGAATGTCATGCTGCTTACTTTTGCACCGCCGATCCAAGTGGATATGGAAGAGATTGTAGTTGGGATGCTGCGATTATTGACGGGGAAGGTGCGATACTTGATATTCAACCTGGAGATTGGTTCTTCCCAAGTGTTAAGATTTACCTCCAGGTTAATCCTGACATTGAGACTAATCCGAAAGTTACAGTTTTGGTCACCTTCCGTGATGGTCTTGGCCATATTTGCACGGAGGAACTTGATATCACCTGTGATAATTGTCCTGCAGATGTCGCACTTTCCCTTTCAACCGGTGGTACAATAACTCAAGGTGGGAATGCTGCAGTTGCGATTACAGGAGGAGTTGCGCCTTACGAAGTTAGCATCTCAATGGCAAGTGGGGATGGGTTTTGGCTCGACTCAGGTTACACGAAGACAAGCGGACGGATCTTTGCAGATGGTTTCTTAGTTTATGCTGACGATGATTCTTGTGGGACGGTTAATATCTCAGTTACAGATGACTGTGGGACTGCGGAGGCGGCTTCACTAAGAAATACCGATTCTGGAGATTGGAGTCCAGGATTAGCTTCAATGTCAGCGGTTTGTGGAGTGCTTGCTACAGCTAACTGGTGCAATACGATTACGGGGGGATTGAAGCAAAACTTTAACTTTAGCTGTGCTAACTATCGGTGTACTCCAGATGAAAGCCCATGCGCGCATAGTTGTAATCATCCTAGTTTTTGTACTAACTGCAACGAAGCAATCTGTGGCTATCCTGTAGATCATATCTGTGATTTTGTCTGTGTTGGTGAAGGAGATCAGACATGGGCATGTCCGTAGATCCTAAACGCTTGGTCGTCGTAAGTCATGCCCTGCGTGGCTATGGCTTTGGTCTCCTCCAGGATTTTGACAACGTCTTAACTACGATTGAAAAGAACGGGATTACCTTGGATGAATTTCGAACCTTTATGAAACTCTCCAAGAATCCAAGGTTTCATCATCAGGAGGCGCAGGAGGCTGGGAAGAAAGCCTGGGTAGCAAAGTTGCCGAAGTGTCCGGATGGCTATCCTATGATA